AATGGGTCTAAATAAAACTACCCAAAAGTTTACTTATGCCAACATACCCTGTGAAAAATCTCAAGACTGGAGAGACTCAAGAACTCTCTATGACTATGAGTGCCTATGATGAATGGAGAGAAGAAAATCCTGACTGGGATAAAGATTGGAGTAAAGGATGTGCTAGCGTAGGAGAAGTAGGTGAGTGGCAAGAGAAGTTGATTAAGAAGAAACCAGGTTGGAATGAAGTTCTTAGAAAAGCATCCAAGATGCCTGGTGCTACTGTCAAACCTTTCTCTACTTAATTATGCCAAGAAAAAAGAAGAATGGGGACCAACCTATTGGTGTTGGATTAACATCTAAACAGATGAAAAGGAAGAAACCAATCAATGCTGATATGTTGAGGGATGTAGAACCCTTAACTGAAAATCAGAAAGCTTTATTTGATTCTTATGCTAAGAATAAAAATCTAGTTGCCTATGGTGCAGCAGGTACAGGTAAAACATTCATTACTTTATTCAATGCACTAGGTGATGTATTAGATCCACATACACCCTATGACAAGATCTACATTGTAAGGTCACTTGTTGCTACCAGAGAGATTGGATTCTTGCCTGGTGATCATGAGGATAAGTCTTACTTATATCAGATACCATATAAGAATATGGTTAAGTATATGTTTGAGATGCCTAGTGAGGCAGACTTTGAGATGTTGTATGGTAATCTTAAGGCACAGGAGACTATTGGATTCTGGAGCACCTCATTCATTAGAGGGACAACTCTAGACAGAGCTATCATTATAGTTGATGAGTTTCAGAACTTGAATTTTCATGAATTAGATAGTATAATAACAAGGATAGGAACTGACTCCAAGATTATGTTCTGTGGAGACGCTACTCAAACTGACTTGATCAAACAGAATGAAAGGAATGGTATTCATGACTTCATGAACATTCTAAGAATTATGCCCTCAGTAGATATTATTGAGTTTGGTGTAGAAGATATAGTAAGGTCAGGTTTGTGTAAAGAATATCTACTCTCAAAATTGGAATTGAATCTATGAGTTTTACCCATTGTAATTTTTTAGGTGATCTTGAACTAGACAAAAGAGAAACTCCTGGTTGTAGATTGTATCAACTGCCAAGTGGTAAGTGGGTTCCATCTATCACATCAGTAACTTCTTTCTACAATAGGCAAATCTTTATGGATTGGCGTAGGAGAGTAGGAGATAATAAAGCTAACAAGATAACTAAAGCTGCTACTGCTAGAGGAACAGACTATCATGAGGCAGCACAAAGATATCTAGAGAATCATGAGATGGACTGGGATTTATTTACACCAGTTACTAAGTTCATGTTCCATCATGCTACACCATATCTGGATAAGATAAATAACATACATGCTATAGAAAGGACACTCTATTCAGAATACCTTGGTCTTGCTGGTAGAGTTGATTGTATAGCAGAGTATGAAGGCGAGTTAGCAGTCATAGATTTTAAGACATCAAGTAAAATTAAACCTGAGAAGTGGTTGGAAAATTATTTTGTGCAGGAGATGTTCTATGCTGCTGCATATTATGAATTGACAGACATACCAGTCACTAAACTTATCACCATCATGGTAACTCCCAATGGTGAAGTAAAAGTATTTGACAAAAGGAACAAAGAGGATTATATTAAACTTCTAGTTCGTTATATTAAAGAGTTTGTATCTAACCACACTGGGAAAGAATCTGATGGACAATGAATTAGAAAAGGTATTGGAGAAGAAGTTCTTCTGTCCATCTAGATTTGCACAGGAGATAGAAACTCTTGTGCAAGTCAATAAACATATGAATTACATTGATGCTATCATACATTTTTGTGATCAGAACAGTATTGATTTAGAATCAGTACCTAAACTTATTCCTAAACCATTAAAGGAAAAGATTAAGTATGAAGCACAGGAACTTAATTTTTTAAAGAGAACATCTAGAGCCAAACTTCCTATATTTTAATGATGCCATTTGAATGTTATAAGACTTACATTGCGTTGAAGACGCATTTTACTAAGGGTGACAAATATGATTTCATACAAAATAGAACTCAAAGAATTAGAGCAACTAAAGAAAGTTTTTATGGAAAGGGATTGAAAGGAGATAAAGATTATAGACCAGCAAGGAAGGATAGATTTTGGTTTGAAAGAATGGTGAGAGCATATCCTGATAAGGACATTGTTAATTTTTTTGTTTCTAATTTTGTGGCAGGAGAAGATCCACAGATGGTTTATATGGCTACCATTGTGAAGTCAGGTGAGAAGATATTTAATGAATGGAAGAGGAAGATTCAATCTCTATCTTATGTTTTTAAGAATGAGGCTACTGATCTATTTGAGGATAAAAAATTTGATGATGTTTTTGATTGTTCAAAGGGACATCCTCTCATTTTGAAAAGTCATTTAGCAGGTAGAACATCAATAGAATCAATGGTTATATATGATAGAATACTAGGATATAGAGTTAACTTTGATAAGAAGATGGATGATGTGGTATGGAAAAGCACTAGCATGAAAATAAAAAAGTATTCTCCCTTCCTAAATATAGATGTATTCCACTACAAAAAAATCCTCAAGGATCTTGTACTTGACACTGCAAGGTGAATCAAGTATAGTGGTTACACACAGGCCAAATCTCAACAAATACGAGGTAATCTAAATGTCTTTTGACAAACTGAGAAAGCAATCCAAACTGGGTTCTCTTACTGATAGACTAGTAAAAGAAGTAGAGAAGATGAACTCATCTTCTGGTGGAGCAGATGAAAGATTCTGGAAAGCAGAACTGGACAAGACTGGTGTTGGATCAGCAGTTGTTCGTTTCCTTCCAGCACCTGATGGAGAAGAACTCCCTTGGGTAAAGGTCTACTCACATGCATTCCAAGGACCAGGTGGATGGTATATTGAAAACTCTTTAACCACTACTGGTGGTAAAGATCCTGTATCTGACTACAATCGTCAGTTATGGAACAGTGGTAATGATGCTGATAAGGATACAGTACGTAAGCAGAAGCGTAAGCTATCTTATTACTCCAACGTTTATGTTGTAAAAGATCCTCTTCATCCAGAGAATGAGGGTAGAGTATTCTTGTTTAAGTATGGTAAGAAAATATTTGATAAGGTTCTGGAAGCAATGCAACCAGAGTTTGATGATGAAACTCCAATCAATCCTTTTGATTTTTGGCAGGGTGCAAACTTTAAGCTGAAGATTGTTAAGAAGGATGGGTTTTGGAACTATGATAAGTCAGAGTTTGATAAGGTAGCACCTTTACTAGATGATGATGATGCATTAGAAGCATTGTGGAAGAAGCAGTATTCTTTATCTGCTATCACTGCACCAGATCAGTTTAAGTCATATGAAGATTTGGAGAGACGCTTGAAAACTGTCTTAGGGCAGATACAAAAGCAAGCACCTAGACTAGATGAGGAGGTAGTATCTGAAGCTGAAGATCCAGTTCCAGTGGCTGCACCAGTATCAACATCTTCTGATGAAGAAGATGAAGCACTCAGTTACTTTCAAAAGTTAGCTGACTCTTGAGATACAATCAACTCTGCTTGACCCTCTTGGTCATAGCAGCATATATAAATCTACTTAAGTAGATCATGTATACAATCTAATATTCTCTCCTTTCTTTAAGGTGTCGCTCACATACTGGGCGGCACCTTTCTTGTATGGCATGATCTCATCCATGTCATTGAATATTACATTCAAGAAATTATTTTTTAGAAGATATATATTTCTTTTCTCTTCATCTTTTTTTAGTTCATATTCATAGTTAGTGACTGATTGAATCATATTTGCAACTGGTATAGTATGATAAGAACCATTATCAAAGAACTCATAGTAATGAGCATTACCAGTTCCAACCTCACCTTTTACAGTAAAAGTAACTTGCTCTGTCCCTCCTATGCTAGGATTTTGAACAGATGGAATTTCTGATAGTGTGTATTTAAATCTGATTGCCACATCACCTACAGCAAGTACTTCAGTGACAGGGAATCTTCCATTATAAACATCTGTAGATACATTTTGAATTAGAACTTCATCACCCACTTTCAAATCTTTGATACCATTATTCATGGTAACAGTTGCTATTTTAGATTCAGTACCAGATATCTGAGTCACCTTTGTATTGATAGCTTGAATAAAGTTGCCATTAGTTTTCCATGTGTTTGGAGTTTCTAACCCTCCCTTTAAGATGACAGCACCCTTTGTGTTTTTAATTTCTATGGTTTCATAGTGATGAATTCCAGAGAATAATTTATCATAGGTTCCATATTTTTCTAGTAGAAATTCATCTAATGATGATTGAGGAAGAGGCCACTCTGATTGAACATTTGTTATATTGTTAGCAAGTAAAACTAACCAATCCAAAGTAGGGTCATCATAATATTGTTGTGCAATAGTATCTGGTCTATCATCACCAACAATACTATATTTTTCAAAGTAAGTTAAGTCTTGAAAAATGTCAGGACGTAATCTACCACGTTTGAATAGATTTTTTACAGTGATATAGTTAGATATGTCATTAGCATTGGGATTGCGATTGACATAATCAAGATTTGGTACTTGTCTGAAGTAAGAGTTTGTCATAGTTAGAATCCTGTTCCTTCTTTTCCTTCATCATCATTCCAAAAATCATCATTGTATATTGGAGTTATCTCTTTGAAAGATAGTCCTACCTGATAAGAGGTCATTGAACCATCTCCTCTACCACCATTATCCTCATAGGTGCTGTAAGAACCATCTGGTGTGTAGTCCACATTGAATCCAGTTAGAGCACATATTTTTATATTATTTAAAAATGGATGTGGATCTCCATCTTTATATGTATACTTTAACTTCCAAACATTTGGAGTTTTTAAAAAGATTCTACTATTAGATCTCTTAGGAGCCATTTGTTTTTTAAAGAATCTGATAATTTGTTTTATCTTATCAGCTTCTTTTGGTTCTCTAGGAGTAAATTTATATGTATAGTTGAATGTTCTTAACACTGGACCATTAAATAATACTTCTAAATTATTATTGATTGTTAAACCTGTTCCTCTTGTCAAAATATTTGCTCCTATTGCTTGTCCAGCAAAAAATGCTTTGATTGCATCTTCACCTACAGCAGTTGCCAAAGCACCACCTGTTTTACCAGCAGTCTCCATAATACCTTGCATATTAAATCCTCCACCAGATACCACATCAGCTATTTTAGTCATTACTTCACCTGCTGCTTGAGCTCCTGCTACTTGAAAGGGATTTAATCCCTCTTCACCCCAGTTAACAGAGTTTGATTCTGATATACCAGGTTGCATTGGAAGACTTACTACCCCTCTTCTAACTTTTTCTCTTTTATCAATATCTTTTATTTTAAATAAGTTTCTTCCTGTTGCATTTAGGTCTAATCCTGATTGATAGTCATAACATGTTATCTTAAGGAAGTCAAAGTTTGAACTGTCTTGTTGATTCAAAGGATATCTTCCTATGAAAAATCCTTCTGGATCTTTAGGAATGTCAGTTACATTAATGTTACTTAAATTAAATTTAGATCCCTTGCTATCATCATCACCACCTGAATTCTGACCAGATTTTGATTCATTTTTTGCTACGGTTTTATTTTCAGTATCTATTTTATTTTTATAAGAAGCAAGTTTTTCTAAATCTTCTTTTGATAAATTATCAACAGATTGTTTTAAAGATTGATTCCAAGAATCTAGATTAATTTGAGTTGTAACAAGAGCAGATCCCCCACTATGAGACTCAACTGGGTCCCAATTATTGTTAACATAATTTGCTATAGTTTCTCCCTTAGAATCTGTTACTTTAATGGTATCAGCATCCGCATCTATTTCTATAATGTTAATAGATTTTTCTAAATTAGAAAATTTTGTTTTAGATACTTCTGACATGAATATCTTTTTAGTTATTTAGTCTTAAAGTTTGCATAAGATAATGAACGTAGATAATCTATCTCATCATTGTTGATCACATGCAATCTTCCTACCACCTCTTGCCATGTATAGTTCCTTGATGTTCCCCAATGAAAGTTAAGTCCTTGGAATCCCCACCTTTCTACAAAGGTAACAGCAACAAGAGGGAACTCATCATACACACCAGGTGTTTTGGCATTATATACAAAGGTATAGTATCCACCTGCATCAGGAACTAATTCAGTTTGACTGAAGACCTCCATGATATTCATCATGATGTCATCAGCACTGGTTAGTCCTTCAATTTGTTCTTGAAGTTCTTCTGTTCTCTCTGACATTACTTGATACCTAACTCATCTTCTGTGATAACTTTGAATTCAATTCTTCTATCTAAACAAAACTCTTGTGCTGCTTTCCATTTAGCTTGGTTGACAGCATAGGTTGTAAGTTCATACAGATATGATTTAGTCACTCTAGATTTTTTCTTTGGTGGTTTAGTTTGCTTTTTTGGTTTCACTTCAATCACATAAGTTTTAACCTTACCATTACTTTCTTTTACTTTCATAAGAAAGTCTGGATAGTATCTATGAGGTCTGTGATCTACAGGAGATAGGTATGGAATACTTATCTCTTCAGAAGCCCATGCTATAATATTCTTATTCAGATCACAGTATCTACAGAACTTACGCTCCCAACTACTACGACATATTATATTATTTGAATTGCCTTGATATTTTTGAGGGTACTTTGGTTTGTACTTACTCTTAATACTTTCAGCCATCTCTTATACATAATATATAATCTAAAATATTTATAGATGGCAGGTGCTCGTCCAGAAAAATTAAGAGTAGATGATATAAAAAGTAGGTTGTTGAATGTTGCACAGACCTCCCAGTATCGTTTGACTCTATCAGTGCCAGCAGCAGTTAGATCTAGACTTACAGATTTAAGTGATCTAGATCTAGATAATATTAGCTTGTCTTGTTCAGAAGCAAACCTACCAGGTTCCTCACTAGCAACTCATGATGTCACTAATGATTATCAAGGTGTCACTGAGAAGATGGCATATAGGAGAATATATGATGATGTGTTGGGGTTGACATTCTATGTTGATAGAGAGTATAATACAATTAAAATGTTTGAAAGGTGGATTGATTATATCAGTGGGATTACAGATCCTACAAAATTTAAAAGTCCATTTACAAATCAAAGAGTATCTTATCCTAAAACATATAAGAAGGATATATTCTTGAGTAAGTTTGAGAAGGATCATTTTTCAGATGAATCCACCATCCCTAAGGTAACTTTTGACTATACTTTTGTTCAAGCTTTTCCTAGAGATATCACTGCCATTCCTCTTTCTTATGAACAAGGACAAATTTTAAAGTGCAGTGTGTCCTTCTCATTCATAAGGTATGTTGTGGAGGATAAAAGAGAAACTCTTGTAGGTCTTCTCTAAATAAACTACACTATAAAATATTATGCCATTACCAACCATTGTTACGCCAACTTATGAACTTGAGTTGCCATCTACAGGAAAGAAAATTAAGTATAGACCTTTTTTAGTTAAGGAGGAGAAGTTACTTGTTCTAGCATTAGAGTCTGAGGATACAAAACAAATCACCACTGCTATCAGAACTGTTCTTAAGAGCTGTATTGAAACTAGAGGAGTGAAGGTGGAATTACTACCTACTTTTGACATAGAGTATTTGTTTTTACATATAAGGGGTAAGTCTGTTGGTGAAGAGATTGAAGTTAATTTAATATGTCCTGATGATGGAGAAACTAATGTTCCAGTTACAATTAACATTGATGATATTAAAATTCAAAAAGATAAATCACATAGTAAAAAAATTAAATTAGATTCTGAGTTGGTAATGGAGATGAAGTATCCTTCATTGGATGAGTTCATCAAAAATAATTTTGATTTTACTGATGATTTGGATATGGATTCTTCCTTTGATCTGATAGCATCTTGTATTGATAAAATTTATAATGCAGAGGAGGTATGGTCTACAGCAGATTGCACTAAGAAAGAAGTGAAAGATTTCCTAGAGCAAATGAATAGTTTGCAATTTAAACAAATTGAAAATTTCTTTACCACTATGCCTAAGTTATCTCACAGCATAAAGTTTAAGAATCCTAAAACATCTGTTGAGAATACTGTGGTATTAGAAGGGTTATCATCTTTTTTCGCGTAGCCATGGTTCACATGGACTTGGAGAATTACTATAAAATTAATTTTGCTTTACTCCAGTTCCATAAATATTCATTAGCTGAGGTTGAAAATTTAATTCCTTGGGAGAGAGACATTTACATTGGTATGCTTAAGCAGCATCTTGAGGATGAAAAATTAAAGCAACAACAAAGAAGTAACTAATGGCAGCAGCTACCACCAGTCCAGTAAAGATACTTACAGATCTAGGATATGAGATCTGGGAGATGGAGATTCCTGAGGACTTTCGTAGCGCTTTGATAGAGGCTATTAATACTTTAATCATGTCCAATCCTAGTGATGGTCGCATACCCATACTTCAAGAAGCAATAAGAGCAGTTCAGAAACCTAAGTTTAAAGCTAAGAAGATTAGGTTGAATGTAGATAAAGTATTAAATAAAACTCAACCTAGACTTGAGGGTCAGAAGTTACAAGAAGATAGTGAAGAAGTTCAAAGTAATAATGATGTTTTATCCAGTGTATTAGTTCCTAGACTAGATGGTATTTCTTCTGCTCTGAGTGGCATAGGTGGTATTCTAGCATCACAATTATCTCTTGAAAGAATAGCATATGAAAGACAAAGAAAAAGAGATTTGTTAAATGAGAAAAGAGAGAGAGAAAAATCTTTAGAGAATGAAGGGAATACTATAGGTAAAACCATAAAAAAAATTGTAGAGCAACCTATCAAAAGTTTTGGAGAGAGACTTCTACAATTTTTAAAATCTGTAGGACTAGGTGCTGCTGTTCTGTCTCTTTATAATTGGCTTCAAGATAATGAGAACTTGAAAAAGGTAAAGGCAATAGCAGATTGGTTAGGTGATAATGGTGGTAAACTTATTAAATCATTAATAAAGTTAGGAAGATTAGGAGTAGCATCTAAGATTGGTAATCTTCTTAAAAAAGTAGGATCTGTTTTCACTGATTTTCTTTTTGTAAAACCCATTAAAACTTTAACTGAAATTATTAGAAGATCTATAAGTGAAATTTTTAATATAGGAGGAATAAAAACAAAGCAATTTCAGACTTTTAAGATGAGGAAGGGGTTGATTAAGGTGCTTGAAGAAGCTAGAAAATATAATCCTGACTTGATGAAAAATTTTAGTAAAAGAGAATTTTTAAAACTTACTGATTCAAATATAATGAATGCTTTAAAGAGGAGGGGTTTTGAGGATATTGAAATAGCAGAAATACTTAAAAGATCATATAATACTGGAGAATTAAGTAAAGGACAGCAACTTTTCATAGGGAATACCATATCTAATGCAAGAAAGGGAATTGATGGAGAAAAACTTAGTACTATTATTGAAAATCCACCAACGATGACAGACAATAGAGCTGTGAAAGATGTGGGAAAAGAGATTACAGGTAAAAAAGCTGATTCATGGATGAAAAAACTTTTAAAATTTTTAGAGAGAAAGGGATTGAAAGATGTAGATGAAGTAAAGTCTCTAAGAAAATTAATATTTGGTGGTGTAGTTAAAGGTCTTAATGTATTGGATATAGGATTGGATGGTTATGATGCTTATAGGACTTTTAATGAAGATAAAAAAGTATCCTCTGCTTTTTATGCACTTGCTGCTTTGACTAGTGCTGCAACATTGGCTGGTGCTCCTCAATTTGGACTACCATCTCTTGGATTTTCTTTATTGGGTATGGCTTATGAGGATGAGAAATTTAATAAGGGTGCTCAAGTTGGTATGGAATTAGATCCATCATCTGCATTTGGCATGGGAGGTGGTGATCCATTCTTAAATCTTCTCATGAAAAAGAGAGAGGAAAGGAGAGAGATAGAAAAAAATCTTGATATTAAAGGTAACAAAAATAAAATTGGAGATCAATCATTTTTAATGCCCAATGATTCTACTAGCAGTCCAAACATTTCTTTTCTTCAAGGTGGTAATCAATCTCAAGTGACATCTGGAAATGGTTCTAGTTCTAAACTACAAGAACATAACTCAGTTGATGAAGGTAATGTTAATATCACTTCAGTGAGATCTACAGTTGGAGCATACACATGATATTACCTTTACTTGGAACTGTAGCTAAGATGGCTATCAAAGGTGTAGCAAGTAGATCACGTCGTAAAAAAGGAGAGGGTGCTCAAGTATCTAAAAGTATAGTTCAAGATAGTAAAAATAAAAAATCAAGTGCCTTAGTCAAACCTACTACTCCTATATTTGGTGGAAGTAAACAAACAACTGAAACATCATCCTCAATACAATCTTCATCTATTGTAGAGTCTCTTAATAAAATAGACAAATCAATTGCAAATATAAGATCAATAATAGAAAGTGAATCTAAATTTAAATCAAAAATTAATGCAAATAATCTAAGGAAACAAAATTTATTAATGAAGAGAAATAAGGAGAAAGAATTAAAATCTAAAAAAACTTCTGTGTCAGTGACTGGTAGAACAATATCTAAGATGGGTTCATTCCTAAGTAGATTCCTACCATTTATTGTGGCAACTCTTCTTGGTTCAGTTGTTCTGTCTATCTACAAAGGTTTAGGTGCTATAATAAAATTCTTTCAGAATATATTTAATGCTTTGAATGGTTTCTTTGCTGCCTTAGATCCTTTTATTAGACCCATCTTAGATTTTTTCAATTTGTTTAGGAAACAAGACACTGGAGATCTAGATCCTAAGATTGGTGAGACTGAAGAAGAGAAAGTTAATCAGTTGGAGGGGCAAGTAAAAGAACTTGATGAACGAGCTGATGTGTTTGTTAAGGAATTTAATAAACAAAAGGAAGAGTTGTTAAAAGCTACTACTGAATATCAGAAAGGTGTTGAGGTGGTTCTTAAAAAAATTAATGATGATATTCTAGTTGCTCAGGAAAATATTCCCTCAGATACTGAGGAGAATGCAAGTGTTGATATTTCTATGACTGATGACACCACTGAGGTAACTCCCACAGTTGCTGACACCACTGAGATAACTCCCACAGTGTCAATGGTTGATAAAGATATTAATAATATAATTCCTGATAAGTCCAATAGAGAATTAGATGTTAAACCTACCACACCACTAGTTCCTAACAAAGAAGAAGATAAAAGTTCAGGTAATAAATTATCACTAGAAAGGTTTTTTGTTGATGGAAAAGCACCTACTATTGCAGGTCTAAGAGAATTGGAGGGGAGGACAGATATGAATGAACATTTCCAAAATAGAGATATAAGAAACTATACTAGGAATTTAGAATCATATAATACTGAAAAGTATGGTGATTTCAGAGAAATAGGGGTTTCTGGTGTTGGAGATTATAATCCAGGTGATCCTAACTATGGGATAGCATTAGAAATTCAGAAAGCAACTATAGGAGGAGATACAGAGAGGCAATGGGAGTTAAGACAAACGTTAATCAAATTAGAAGATCAAGCATTCTATGAAACTAATCAGGGAAAAACTGATGTAATTTTTGTCTCTCAAAATACTCCTCAATCTTCAATGGGTGGGAAATCTTTTATTCTTCCTCTAGGCACTGGCATGGGTGGTGTAAGTGCATTAAATAGTAAGAGATCCTCAGAATTTGAGAATAGAATGTACACAACATGACTGACTTAAGACCAGGTAACATAAGAAGATTTAAGATTCATGGAAAGAATGGATCACCAGACTTTGCTGGATCTGAAACACAGGAAGATGGTAGAGTATCCCTAGCTGATGTCAGATACTATGAGAATGTAATGTCTAATGTGATTACACTGAGTGTTGGAGTGAAGGAGACAAATGATTTCTTAGATGAACTTCCTATTAGAGGAGGTGAGAAGGTGGACATAGTTTTAGAGGATACCATAGGAAATAAGTTATCACCCACATTATATGTCAATAGGGTTAGAAATGTCGTCTCAGATACTTTAGAAAATAATTATTTTTTAGATCTAGCATCTGAGGAACTTTTTAAAAATGATTTAACTAGAGTAGTCAAGAGATATAATGGTAAAATTTCTGAAAATGTAAAAAAAATCTTGACAGAATCAAATTCAAAAGGATCAGAGAAATTAACTAGTAAAAATATAAGTGTAGATGATACTCTAATTGATTATAATTTTATTGGTAATAATAAAAAACCATTGTATGTGTGTACATGGTTAGCATCCAAATCAATACCTGCACAACCAGGTGAGGGTACAGCAGGTTATCTTTTCTTTGAAACACAAGATGGTTTTCAATTTAAATCTATTGATGGATTGTTTAGTCAGTCCTATAAGAAAAAATATATTTTAACAGAGACTCAATTTCAACCTGATGAATATGATGGAAAAGTTCTTAGTTATTCTATAGATAGGGATGTTGATTTGCAGAAAAATTTATCTCTAGGAATGTACTCTAATAAAAGTATTTACTTTAATCTTTATGATTATGAATATGTAGATCAGGAATTTTCTATCAACAATGATAAGGTGAAAACTGGAGGGAAGAATAGTATTCCAGATTCTATTCAAAACTTTGGAGAGAAACAATCTAGATTGATGACAAGAATTCTTGACATTGGAACTCTTCCTGCAGGTAAAGATCCTGAGGGTGAGTTGGAAACTTGGAAGAGTGATCCTACCAAACCAACTTACAATGCTCCTAAAACTATGGTGCAATCTTTAATGAGATATAATCAATTGTTTTCTATCAAAATAAATATTATGATAGCAGCAGATTTTTCTTTGAAAGCTGGTGATTTAATTTATTGCGATTTCCCTGAAGTTAGGACATCTAAAAATTCAAAAACAAATAAACAAAGTGGTGGTATATATATGATATCAAGTGTATGTCATCGCTTGACATCTGATCAATCTTCTACTAGTCTAACACTGGTAAGAGATAGTTTTGGTAGAAAACCCTTCTGAGAACAATTATGAACACTTACAAACCTTACATTGAACCAGATGGAAAAGAACATGTGAATCATAACATGAATCAATACACTGAAGATGATTTAAAAATGCATAATGATGCATTTCATCATGAGGAGAGTGAAGAGGTAGATCAACCTGGAAGTATTAATGATTGGCACAAGAGACATGAGGATCAAACACTAGAGGTGTTCTGTGACACTCATCCAGATGCATTTGAGTGTAGAGTTTACGACGATTAATGTTAGAAAATTCATTACTAAAAACAAATTTTATTGGACGTGATGGTTATGTCTGGTGGATAGGTCAGATTCCAAAACAAAAAAATTGGATTTCTAATATAGCTGAACGTCCAACTGAATCTAATGATGATTTTAAGGGATTTGATTATAGATATAAAGTTCGTATCATAGGGTATCATCCTTCTGATGATAAAGAATTATCAGATGAACAATTACCTTGGGCAACTGTATTATTTCCAGTCACTGCTGGATCAGGTCAGGGTGGGGCATCACAGTCTCCTAATCTGAGACAGGGGATGTTTGTTCATGGATTCTTTTTAGATGGTGATGATGGGCAACAACCTATCATCACAGGAGTGTTTGGTGTCAATCAATATGCAGAAGTAAAACGTAACAATGGATTAGTAGGTCCTTATGAGTTGTTCAGTGGGCATGACTCTACAGACTCAAGTAATCCTGTTTCAAGATCCTCTCTTCCAGTCAATCAAGATCAAGCAAGTACAGATGGAGTAGTAATAGAAAGCGCCATTGCTCAAGATCAGGATGTGTCTGGTGCAGATCTTGAGGCTGATAGTGATGATAAAATACCTCAAGAAAATGAAAAACCACCTGAGTGTGATCTTGATAGGACAGAAAATATACAAGTGATATTAAAAAATGCTCTTAATAGAAAACAGAGACTTGAGAAAGCAAAAAAACATTGGAAGACTAAGATTTCTACCACCACTGATAAAGCAAAGATAGATGTGACAGGAGCTTTAAAGGGTATTAGTAATATAGAGAAAGAAATAGATAGAACAATGGTAGAGGCTCAAGAAAGAATAACTGGTCAAGTCAAAAGAATAACTGATGGCATTCAATTGAATATTAATAAAAAAATTAATTCAACTTTAGCAAAATCTTATGCCAGTTTACCACAATCTCAATTATTTAAAGCAAAAAAATTAGGAGATAAAGCTTTTGATGATCTCTCTTGTGCTTTTAGAAACATACAAGCAAATCTTTTCAAGATGGTGGGTAATTTTTTAAAAAATGCTGTCAATAAACTCATCAATGGTCCTCTTTGCGCAATTAATAATTTTGTAGGATCTTTATTAGCAAGAGTCAGTGGAGTGATTGATGGTGCAGTGGGTTCTATCTTAGGTCCAATTAAATCATTCCTCTCATCTGTTGGTGGAGTTAATGATATCATAGATGATCTAACAGATGTTGCTAGTAGTGCCATGTCTTTTCTCTCATGTGCAGCAGCTCCCAGTTGTGATGAGGTTACAGCATGGAATCAAAGTCTGGGTGTTGATGCTCCTGATATTCTTGGGACTCTAGATATTCCTGGTGCATTGTTTAGAGCAAAAGAAATATACTCTGGAGTTAAAAAATCTTTTGGTAAATTTAAGAACATAGGTGATAGCATAAGTCTTGCTGTGGAGAGAGCTGATTTTGGAGATGTAATTGGTGATGCAATTCAGTCTTGTAATGTAGGTCCATTAAAATGTGGACCTCCTAGAATAAAGTTTTTTGGTGGAGGTGGATCTGGTGCAGCAGGTAATGCTATTATAGGTGCTGCTGGAACTTTACTGGGTGTTGATGTGATATTGCCTGGTAGTGGATACACTGATGTTCCTTTTGTAAGTTTTGAAGATTCATGTGGCAAGGGAGGTGGTGCATCTGGAACTGCAGTTGTCCAAGATGGTAAGGTGGTTGATGTTATAATGGATGATACTGGAACAGGATATCTTACTGCTCCTGATGGAAGTCAAGGTGGAGATGGTACAACATGGGCAGAATCTGATGAAACCACAGTCAAAAGGGGTGATGGAACATATGATGTTCCATATTTGCCAGGTGAAGTTATTGAAGTTTGTCCTGGTGATACAGTAACAGAACCTGGAGGTAAAGTTGTTCTCATAGGGGGTGAAGAATGTACAACAATAACTGCTAAGTTACCTGAAGAAGTTTCACGTGGAGACTTACCAACATCTAACACTGGAGAATACCCTGTGGTTCTCACCATAGATAGTATCAATGTTGTTGATGGTGGATTTAATTATGATTGTTCCAAAGACACTGTGGTGGTTGAACCTGACAATGGAGCAAAACTATCCATAGGAAGATGTGATGCCTTAGGAACCATTAATTCAATAAATGTTGATGATGGAGGAAGTGGATTTAAAGATGATCCTAACATCTATATTCAAAGTGCGAGTGGATACAATGTTAAATTAGTTCCAACATTTAAAACTATCAAAGTGACTGAAGAGATTGCTCCAACTCAAATTATTCAAGTTATAGATTGTGTAGGTAAATTCTGATGAGTAAACCAGTTAATAAACATCCCTATAGATTAGGAAATGAACATGGAGAGGTAAGATTTGGACACATCATAAAAGAA